TGATACTGTTAGGGAATATGCGTTGGTGATCGCTATCGCTAGCAAACGGAATATCACTGTCAACTTTAATAGAATCATAGCTGATAAGCACTTTGCTGTTTATGTTGTTTGGTAAATTTACAGAATTACTAATGCTTTTTCCGTTCTTTTCAAACTCGTCTACTATATCTACATAAACAACTTCGTACAGAGGTTCTTGAGTTAGCAGATCTTTTGCCACTGCATATTTAACATCACCAAATCTAATCTGTTTTCTGTAGTGATTTCTACTCAGAGCCTGTATATAGTTAACTGCTCCGACACTTTCGATACCTGCAAACAATAGAATTTTTAATTCTGTTTGAATTCCAAAGTTAGCATCACCGTATCGATAGATTTCTTCATTTCTAAATATGTTAGAATCAGTAATAAAATTATACCAATTTAATCTTTTATCTTTAGTTTGGAATGCTTTTAAATAGAGATTGGCAAAGGTCTTTTCTGTGTTAGCTACTACAGTAATAAAAAATTCTTTGATATTTTCTGCAAATTGCGCAGTATCTCTAGCTTTTACTTTAAATATAAACTTCTTGTCAAAGCTAGAAGTATCAGCATCAAACGTGGTATTAAATGTAATAGTGCCAGTGGAATCTACAAGAGAAGAGTCTCGGTCAAAGAATCTAGTTAGGCCAGGCCCTGCACTGTCGGCAAACTGCTTTACCTTACCTTGAATGATGCCTGTAGATAATAATGTTAGTCCAGGCGGCAAGGCTCCTGAATAAAGTTCGTAGACAACCTTGTTTCCATATAAAAGACTTTCAGCTTCTACATTTACAGTACTAGGCTGATTGGGTTTGATAACACCTCGATCACTGTCAGATATCCATCTAATGGCGCTTTCAATTTCACCAACAATATCTACAGTGAATGTTTTCTCTGCTGTAGCAACACCTAGATTCCAATAAGGACCATCTACAGGAACTACGTTTCTATGTTCTTGTAAACAGATGTAGACAAAGCCTAGATATCTCACAGCTTCGTTTTCACGATAAATTCTAGTCGAACTCCAATCTCCAACTAGCGTATAATCTACATCAGCTAGATTTGCAGGAAAATTTACAGCCTGCATGGTAAACTGATAGGTCTTGGTTATGGCTGCTTGATAAGGCACCCGACCCGCAAGTTCACCTGTCTGAGTATCTAGTACTAGTCCTGGAGGAATAATGCTAGGCGAATTATCGGGATTCGTTGCTAGTAGGAAATAGGTTATTGTACCAGATAATGATACAGGATCGTAGACATCTAGATATATTGTGACATAGTTGTCAGCTCTAAATCGGCCAAGGTAGCTTTCGGTAATCCATAATGGTAGTCTATCTCCAGTAACATCCGCTTGAAACAAATTAGTATCAACTTGTACAATACTGTTATCTGCTTTTAGAAATTCTTCTGTAACTACCCAAATTCTAAATACTCTGCGTACTTCATTGACGCCGTCGCTGACAGCAACAATGAATGTGTAAAATCTACTTAATCTTCTAGGGGTTCTAGATGGTTCGTTATAATCATAGGTTACATTGTCATAGAGATAACTATCGAACCCGTTTGATCTTGCTTCGGATTTGTCTAGGGGCAATACGTCAAACGCCGCAGTATCATACGCACCTGTTTGAATTTCTGAGTAGTCTACTGCAAAAACGGGATCAGTGAAGCCGGATATAATCCCACTTTTGCTTAAAGACAGACCTGGAGGAAGTTCGCCACCGACCGGTACCAGATAAAACTCTAGATTATCACCTGCATTGATATCAGTATCGTCTGCCTCGAGTTGAAATTCTACATAGGCATTGTCTAGAACAAAGTAGGCATTATTAGGACCAACATTAAGAAACCCTTCTCGAGTCAACCAATAAGGCAAATCACTCCCATCTACAGACAGCTTAAATGTTCTATCTTCTAAGTCGATACCGTCGAAGGCACGTATGACAAATCTATATTCTGTAAACTGTCTAACTTCTACAGGACTACCCTTGATAACGTTGTTGGATAATCTTAACCCTCGCGGCAAACGCCCAGCAATCAAACTATAAGTAATAGCTCCGACGTCCGAAGTTGCAAGGACAGGAATTTCTAAAGTATTTCTCTCTACAATTATTCCTAAGCTACCTGCAGGTGTGATCCAAGTTATGGCCATGAATCAGAATCCTTAAAATACACCAAGGTCTAAATTAATGGTCCCTGGGTTTGTGATAGTTCCAAAATCTACGTTAGATGCGGCAAGTGCAAGTTGTGGAGAGAATTGAAAATTATTTCCTAATACACCGAAGTCGAATCCTGCAATGATTTGATTTAGATCTAAATTTGTATCGACAGTAATTACTGAACCTACAGCAGAAACGTTAACATTGTCTCCACCTTCGACAGTTATGTTAAGATGATTACTGGCTTCCACAATACCAAGGTCTGTGTCAATTCTAGCAAAGCCGTCGGGCTGTTGATTGTTAATAACAATAGTATTAGTTAGTTCATCTATGAACATTTTAGTGCCAGCTACTAGGGATTTAAACTGTAGATCAACACCTACTTTTTCTTTAAATACACCTGCACCTGTTCCTAAATTACTAGCGGTTACAGTAATGCCGGCAGCTAGATCTGCAAAGTTTGCATTTACCTTTTCAAAGGCCGTGCGTAGATCATCGCCTAACCCGTCGTTTACTTGATTACCGATATTGATTGGTTGTATTGTCATATTCCGCGCTCTTTAGTATATTTACCCGTTATAATGTTCTTTTAATTCTAGGTCTAGGATAAACAGATCCTGTTGTGGGTCTTGGTTTATAATTGATTTTTGGAAACACACTGCCGCTGGTCTCTCGTTCTTTTTTGTAAAACAAATACAAATTAGGCGCACCCTGTAGATCTTGCCCGTCTGTGGGCCCGCCAGAAGTTGCCACAAGTTGTCCACTCTTAGCAATGGCCGTTATATAGGCCTTGGCACGCTCTTGATTCATGTCCGGGTAAACTTCTAATGCACAGGCCAATACTCCGCATACCTGCGGACTGGCCATTGATGTACCACTGAATTTACCAATATAAAAACTGCTGTTTCTAGGATCCGCAGTACCGCTGGGCAATGCACTCACAATGTATGTTCCTGGAGCAAACAGATCAACGCCACCACCACAATCACTAAACAACACCTTTTGATCTATCTGAATAGTATCTACAGCGCCCACACATATGGCCGGCAAATTGTGTGTGCCTGAGGCCAGCGTGTCATTGGCGGTAGGACTGGTACCCCGCATGTAGTAGTAGGGTTGCAAGACACTGGCAGGATATCTAGTAGCCATTTCGAATGTGTTGTTCCAGTCTGACCCTCCTGGAACATCGTGTTTCCATCGCCCGTTGCCCGCTGCTCCTACCATAATGATGCCTTCGTTGTACAGGTCTTCGATGTCGTCATCGCAGGCACTGACTCTGGCTGGTATTCGCTGCCCGCTTATGAATCCCCAAGCATTAAGTTGTGTGGTGGTAAATCCACCGCCTGTAGTTTTAGCACTATTAACACCAACCTGAAGATCTATTTGGCTAGGAGCATTTTCGTAGAAAGTCCACTCACACACCATTGAGGGACTACCCACAGTTCCGCCGGTAGATGACGTTCCTTCTTGTCTTACTCTAAATGTTCTGTTAGGACTAACACCTTCTGTGCCATAGTATATTCTTTGTACTGAATTATCTTTAGCACACCACATGATTTTAGGCAATGCTGGATTGGTAATGCTAACGCCACTCCATACAGTTGACCCGCCACCAAATGTTAGATAAAAGTTTGTGCTGGGATACAACGTGGTATGTGTGGTGCCTAAATATGTGATAGCAAACGGTAAAGGCAGTGTCCAATAGCCATCGTCGTTGCTGCCCACAGTAGGAGTGGTTGATGCTGTTAGGCTTGCGGCCCCTAACAAACTAGGTGTAATACTGCTAACATTGGCCGCTTCGCTGCCGCTTGGAGTTTGTGTAATTGTACACAGCATGGCAAATGCTGTTAAGGGATTGGTAACATTACTAATATTTAAATTTGTTGTATAGGTAATAGTATAACTACCAGTAGTTGGTAGTATTACATTTTCATCGATAACAGCTTCAACATCACCGCCTTCAATTGATGTAAACGGTCCCTGACTAAATGATGCTATTACGGAGTTATCACTTTGTCGAACTACCTGTATGCTAATTAACAAACTGGTCTGTCCTGTTTGACCTCCCGAGGCAACATCGTTTTTAACTCTTATTGTGGTATTATTACCCGTGGTAGTTAGTGTTATTACATACGATGCATCTGGAGAAGATATGCCTAGAAGATATGCTGATTGATTAGATTCTAAAGTCCACGATGCAGGTTTTGAGTTAATAGTTCCACCTGTAGCGCCTACTGGTCCTGTAGTAGTTATTCTATTACCAAAATTTTCTAACCCTAATAAATTTGCCAGTCTAGTTGAACTGGTACATACACCACTGGTTCCAAGAAAGGTAGTGTCTCCGCCTGGGGTAAATCTAGTCCCCCTATAAGTTACAGCGGTAATGTCAGTTAAACTCCATTCGCCGGGAAATATACTTTGTCCCCAACTGTTGTTGACTATGGTAGGGTTACGTCTGCCAGTGGCCACATTTACAGACTTGGCAGCATGAAACGCTCGAACATAATCAAACACCAAACTGAAATTGCCACTGTTGCCAGTATCATAAAACAGTGTGTAGATGTTGCTGCTACGAGCCCAGCCTTGTGTGTTGCCGGCCACAGTACCAGTCACATGCGTGGCATGATCGCTGATTGAAGCATAAGAGTAATTGCCCACAGCTCCTCCAGTCACTGTGGGATTGTGTTGAAACCAGTTGTATTGCACAGCTCTAGAACCACCGGTGCCGTCCGCATTGACTGCATACTCAGGATGGTTGAACACTATGCCGTTGCCATCGCATATAACCACATCCACGTTGCGGCCAGTTTGAGTCAGTTCAATTGTGCCAGTTTGTGCAGCAGTACCCGAACCGTTACCTTGATAGCCAGTTCCGCCCCATCCTGCACGTTGTTGACCTTCGGCACATCTTAACAAGGCCCAATTTTTCATTGACGAAGAAGTACTGTTTGATTTATCCCAAGCGGAACTAGTTTGTGTAGTTGTATTAGTCCCTGCTTGAATGCCTAATTCGTCTGGATGTATAGTTACTGACTTGACTCTAGGATCGTTTTTTAATTGACTAGCTTCCCAGTCAGTTAACCTATAGACAGTGTTTCTACTCATGGGTCTACGTTCTAGACATTCCACATCACGATGTATTTCTGTATCGGGTGGTGCCTTGCCTGCTGTTTCTAATTCTTCATAGATGGCATCGAGATCATCGTAGTTGTACACTGTGACAATGTACTTTCTAGTCTGTATGTAAGACAGCATTTCTGACATATTATGCCTCTAATTGTACAGCGGTCAATGTAACAGTAATAGTAGTCGTTCCACCACTCTTGTTAGTCACTGCTAATTGTATATTTGTATCTGGAACAGTTTCGTTGCTGAATCCCAATGCACCGGGACTGATTAAAATAGTTTGTGCGCCGGTGGTAATCACTTCGGCTACAACACCCGAACCTGGAGTTGGGTCAGCGCCTTCCACTCTAGTTGCATCTGCTGTTCTACTGGTTGTATCTGTGTAAATTCTTACCCATGCCGCAGCTGATGTTTGAATTTTATAAAGCATATAACCTTTGTATCCAACAATGGTCAAGTTGCCTGTTGCTGAATTTGCCAGACTGGCAGTTGTTGCTGCAACCGCGGCCCTTGCTGCCAGGGTGCCGCCGCCACCGCCTGATATTGTTCCCGGCAACCATTTGCCACCGGCTGAACTCCACACCAGTGTTTGCCCATTTGTAGGCGCACTAGTGGTTGTGTCAACATCGCTTAGGGCGTCAATGCTGGTTGCAGAGTAGGCTGCCGGTATAGTTGGTAATCCACTTAAAGAACTATATGCACCAGTAGTGGCCACAGCGGCCAATGTAGGTCCTGTAATTGTGACTCGACCTTCACCGTCTGTGGTTGTGGTAATTCCACTGGCACCTTGAAAGCGCAGTGTTTCACCATTGCTAATCACTCGCTGTGTGGAGTCATCACCGGCCACGCTGAATTCATAATTGCTGGTGCCGCCCCCGCCTACTCCACCTGATGGTACTGGTCCCCACGTGACTTCATATGTTGCAGGATTGTAGTATACAGTTTGCGGTCCAGTGACTTCTCTAATAGGATTAACATAGAAACCAGCTGCTGCGCCGTTGAGTGCAATACCGCTGGCATTAATAATAATACTATTTGCAGATTGATTAACCTGACCCGCTTGAGAACCAATAGCAACAGCATTTGCGCCTTGATTATCTCTGCCTGCACCAGTGCCGACAGCAACTGCATAAGAACCTTGCAACCCTAAACCACTGCCGGTGCCAACAGCCACAGCGTAAGTTCCTTGATCAGTTTGACCGGCGTTTGTACCAACTGCGACAGCACCTAACCCTTGAGTATCGTAGCCGGCATCTCTACCAATAGCTACGGTATTTTGTGCCTGGGCAATCTCGCCTGCGCCAGCACCCAATCTTATTTCCATATCAGAAGTACGTAAACTGGATGTTGCAACAGGGCCAACCACCGTGCCAGTAGCACCGTTGATAACCATTGTAGATGCGTCTGAAAATACAGAACCTTTCAAATAGGTCACATCAAATGTGATACTATCGCTGACTGCATTAGTTGTTAATTGTATACCTTCGCCTGCTACCAATACCAATGTATCTGTACTGTTATCAGCTAGTACAGAACTTTGACCACTGACTGCAATAGAAGTAAATGCAAAACGTGAGTTTGTAACAATTACAGTTCCAGTACTTTGATTAATTGAAATACCGTCGCCTGCTGAAATTGCCACGACTCCGGTGTTTGACAATGTTATAGATCCCGTTGCCGCACTCACGTTTAAGCCTACACCCGAAACTGCAAAGCTAGTTACTCCTGAGTTGGTAAATGTTATGCTATCTGCAGAAGCATTAGTAGTGATACTGATTCCTGTACCGTCAACAAAGGTCAATGTGTCTGATGTACTGTCTGCAACCACGTTCGATTGACCGCTAACCGCAACAGTTTGGAAAATATTCTGCGGAACACTAGGTGCTGCGTTGGTAATTCGAACTGTGCCGGGTACACTGGTATCTAATGAAATACCAGATCCTGGATCTGTAATAACGCTTACAATACCAGTATTGGCGATAGTTACATTTCCTGTTCCGCCACTAACACTTATACCATAACCTGCAATTGCTGATAATACTCCTGCATTGGTAATAGTTACATTTCCTGTAGCGCCGCTAACTGTAATACCAGCGCCGCCTGCATTAGATAACACACCACTGTTGGCAATGGTCAGCGTATCAGTACTAGCACTTGTGGTTATTGCAATACCATTACTGGCTGCAATAGTCAATGTATCGGTTCCGGTGTCAGCTACAATATTTGCCTGCCCAGGAACGGCAATAGTTTTAAAATAACTTTCGTCTAATGCTAGACT